TAGTCTCCGGTTGCCGAGGATGCTCCGCAGTTTCCGGTTGCCGAGGATGCTCCCTTGTTTCCGGTTGCCGAGGATGCTCCGCAGTCTCCGGTTGCCGAGGATGCTCCGTGATTTTCATCACTTTCAGCTTCCTTATTCACTCTTTTTACCGTATATTCGATTGCAGCTTTAACCAGTCCAGCAATGCTGATTTCTGCTCCGATCTTAATTTTTGTAGATGCTACCTTAGTATCATCATTATGTTTCTGGATTTCTCCGCTCTGCTCTACCTCGTGGTATACGCTTTCATTTGGAGAATAATAATTCAAGCAATCCAGCGGATACTCGCAAGCGTGAAATCCATGATCGCAAACTTCTACGCTTTCTTCCTCGTATTCCTTTCCCTCTTCGTACTGAAAGCCACGGCAAGTCATATCTTTATTAAATCCTTTGTAGGATTTCACAGCATTTCCCATCTATATTACCTCTCCTCCTGCCAACTTCTTTTCCTTTTCAAATTCTTCTTTGCTGCAAATCAATAAGCCGCCAATATAACCATCTGGGTTTGTAAGCAATCCTGTAACAATTTCATTTGGGATAGCGATTGTCACACTCCCCCATCCATCCCTGCCGCTATGAGCAGATTTAATATTCGACAATGGAGAAACCTTTAAGTCTTTGTTATTTTTCTGCGACATCCGTTCCATTATTCCTAATGTTCCAATATTCATCCTACACACCATCCACTTTCAACTGCTTGTCCGCTGATACGCTCAAAAGAATTAACTGTGCATCCATATCCGGCACATTGAACTCATTCAGCGATTCCGCGTTATCAACGAAAATCGGTACGCTTACACCGTATAACTCGCTAAGAGAACGGATAATATCAAGTCCGGCTACGATTCTATGACCACTGTTTAAAGCCGAATACGGAACGCCATTCACAGTACACTCACAACAATCTTTCATACCGCCATTTAACTGCATTTCAAAGAGTTTGAAATTTACGGTCTTGAAATGGCTGTTAATAGATTCTGAAACCTTATCCAGCTTGAAACGAATGAACTCTTCCAAGAGATAAAGCATCTGTTCCTGATCGGCAACTTTCTGCCCGATTTCTTTCTGCTCGTCACGAAGCGTTTCGATACGATCATCAATCGCCACATTGTTAGCCGCCTGCGCAATAACCTTGTTCACCTCTTCAAGCTGACTCTGCAGATCGGCTTTCTCGGCTTTTAAATCAGTAACAACCTTGTCTGCGCCCTCGGATTCAACCTTTGCAATATCAGCAAGAATCTTGTCATGCTCTGTTTTCAGCTTCACATACTCTTCATTCTGCGAATAATCAGCTTCTGCCGGGATCTCGGATAACTGCTTTGCATAATCATTCTGCTTTGCAAGTGCCTTGGATTCCTGCTCTTTGAGTGCCACAATGTCTTCCTGCAACTTGGCGTTTTCCTTTGTCAATCGCTCAATATCAGCCTTGCAAGCGTTGCCCTTGTCAATCAGACCTTTAAGTTTTGCGCCCTTTGCATCATCAAATGCTTTGCGTGCATCCTCTAACTGCTTGGTGGCACGTGCCTTGGCATCTGCCTTTTTCTGCTCAAAATCAGCCTTAAGAGACTCAATCTTATCCTGCGGCAACTTCTGACCACATAAGGAACAAACCGTTGTAGATTCATCAAATTTCCACTTGGATTCGTCAAAGAGATATGGCATTTCATCAAATGCCTTGGAAAATTCTGCATTGTATTCAACACCAAGATTTTTCCGCTCTGCATCTGTATCGGAAATTGTCTTCTCATTTGCCTTGATCTGATTTTCCGCAGACTGAATCTGATTATGTAAGTCATTGAACTCTCGTGTTGCATCATCCTTGGCACTGTCAAGACCTCTACGTTTTGCGGAAAGTTCGTCATTCATGACCTGCATAATGCCGGACATATCAAATTGCAACTGCATTTCCTTGCTTCTCAAATCGCCTAACGTGCTACCGGCATTCTCCATTTTCTTGTCACATTCAGCGATTCTTCTTACCAGATCTACCTTTGCAAGTTCCTGCTCTGCCACGTCAACATCAACCTTGGATTTCTCGGCTTCATCAATACGTACCGGAATCTCTGACTGTTTCTTTTTCCACTCTGTAAGAGCTTTCTGAAATTTTGCACGAATATCATCCGTGGACGGTGCTTTCTCCAACTCGCCGAGTAATTGGGCATACTTAGCATCTGTCTGCGCCAGTTCAACATCCGATACATCCGTTACAAGGCGCATCAGAATATCCCGCTGCTCTTTCCATTTCATGGAAGAGAAATACTGCGGATTGGCCAGCATCTTGAACATATCCTCGCTCTGTGCCAGACTGGAAATATATTCTTTGAAATCAGCTTCACTTTTTGGATAACCGTCAATCTCAAATGAATTGACATTTCCCTGCAATGCAACAGTATCAGTACCACGTTTCTTAACCCAATTCTGCTTCTGAACCTTTGAAAGTTCCACTTCTTTCCCATCAACGTCAATAACTCCCACAACCTTAATTTCTACATTATCAATGCGGTTGCCGTCCTTATCCAGTGGTCGAACATTGAACTTTTCCTCTCCGGCACTATTCTTGTTAAACAGAAGCCATGTAAACGCATCGAAGATTGTTGTCTTTCCTGCGGCGTTCTGTCCTTTAATACTTGTCTTATTAGAGAAATTCACATCAAGGCTCTTAATTCCCTTGAAATTCTCCATATGTAATGATCTAATTTTCAGTTTCATTTTCCTTCTCCTTCCACTCTTTATATTTTTTAAGTGCCTCTTCAAAGCATGCTTCATCGTCAATATATCCAAGAGCTGACTCTATAATTTTTGAATTAATAGTTGTTCCCTTTTTCCCCATCAGCTCAATGTCTCTTTGGTGCTCATTTGCAATAATGGCACATGCTGTATGAACTTTCGTCCTGCATGCAACCAGATCTGCATATTCTTCAACGGAAATTGTAACGGTATTTTCTGCCATCTTAATTTTCCTCCTCTAATACATTGATTTTGCTTACAGACACCTCGTATGCTGTTCTCTGTTCTTCTGTTCCATCTTCATATTTCTTAATATATCCGCGGCTCTGAATGCGTCCATTGATCTCAATATGAGTTCCTACTTCCAACTGACCAACAAATCTTGCATTTCTACCCCAAACAACACATGGGATATAATCTGATTTTCCGTAGGAACGATTGACTGCGATTAATAAATCTGCAATTTCTCTTCCAAGCGTAGTTTTCCTGTAAATCGGTTCTTTGCATACATATCCGTCAAGCTGGATTTTGTTCAAATCTGTATGCTCTCCCGGATTCGCTTTTTCAATTTCACAGACGAATACATATAATAACAGACAATTTCTCTTTTCCTCGTGTTTGTTATAAGAACGATACACACCGGAAACATTAACGGCAGTGCCCGTGTATTTATCGTTCAGATTGATTAATCTCTCTGAAATAATTAATGGGATAATATCAGCCGTCCCACTTAATCTATCCACTTTGAGGTACATATTATAAAATCCCTCTCCAAACACCTCATGGTTAAATTCCGGCTCTGAGATAATCGTTCCTGTAAGTTCCACTTTATTGTTTTCTGCTCTCATATTTGAATTTCTCCTTTTCTTATGCTAAAATAGGCGCAAATAGCTTATGCTATTGCTTTGATTGGGAATCATTCAGCTTTGGTCGGTTCGGATGATTCCTTTTCTTTGCTGTAATCAGTGTCAAATGTGATATAGGTAATACCGTCATCGTCATCAGACTCACTTCTGTAATCGTAATCTACAATCTCTTCTGTATACTCCTGCCACTCCCCATCTATTTTTGTTCCTATATAAATAAGAAGTAATCCAATCAATACAGGTATAGCAGTGACCGGATACTCCGTTGCATCAATGCAGATGCAAAACAGAAAAACAACGGTGCCGATCATTTCAATTATCTTTGCTAACTTTTTCATAGGCATTTCCTCATGTAACAGAAAAAATTTTTTTCATCCGATTCTTAGGACTTTTAATTTCGAACTTTTCTCCTGTTTCATCGTCGATCATGTATTTGCCGTCAGAATGCATTGTATGTGGCTTTACTCCCTGTTCTTCCATGAACTCAAGCAAGATATCTTTGCCACCTTGTAAAATATTCATCTGACTTACAACTTCCATCCAATAAACCATAAAATGTGTAATATCCCAGTTCTGATATTCCATAAGAAATTCCGACGCTTTATCTCCTATCAGTTTGTCCATACCGAATCTCTCAATGTAATTCATTGTATAGAAGTAATCTTTCCGCTGGTATCTTTCTCCATCGAATGTCTTTTCGATAGGAAACATATTCATAAATTCTCTTGGTGTGAAAGCTCCTACCATATCGCATATCATTTCAATAAGTTGGAACTCGTTTTTTACAAAGTCCGGTTCGCTGCATTTTAATAACTTACAGCCAGACATTCCTTTTAGCTTTATCATTAAATACAGATCCTTTTTAAGTTCATCTGGATAAGCGCTTTTTGCTTCCTGTATTGTCATGTTTCCCCAAAAGCCTGCCATTTTGCATCTTCTGTCTAATGCTCGCACATAATTAATCCACTTAGGTTTAAAGTCGATCAGCTTTTTGCCGTCCATGACGTAAAAATTAAGCATCTTCATCATCCTTTCTCTCAATTAACGGTAAAACCCCGTTCTTCTTAAGCTTTTCATACAGGAACAATCTTCCTTTTTGCGTCCATTCCGTCTGCATAACCACATCAGACCGCCCATTCGACCTTGTAATATCAATAGTCTTACTGTGAACATATCCAAGCCCTTGATATTGCCTGTATAAAATCCACTGTTTTCCTACTTTGCGCTGAACTCCTAACTCTTTCAGCATCTTATTAAACGCTTTAGCAGATATTCCATAATCCTGTGCGATCTGTGTTACCAGTACTGTTGATTTACTGTTCAAAATCAAATCCACGTAGTTGACTTTTGGTTGCATTTCTAAAATGATGTTATTCATTTCAACAACTTCGGTTTCAAGTTCATGTATCTGCTTGTCTTTCTGCTCAAGCATCTTGTGCGCTTCAATAACTGCAAGTGCCATAAGTTCTTCGCCGGTTGGAATAACTGTTTGCGTCTGGTTATAATAATTTTCTTCCAGTGCATCAAACTGTTCCCATGCCTTATCAGTCCCAAGCATTTTGCAATGACGGCTTGCACCTCGACGTGTCCAAAGATAAAGCTGATTCGCGTTTTTCCCAACAAGGGGAAAATCAGTTACCCTGTTCTTAAACTCCTTAAGATCTGCTCCTTTTAATAAGAAGAAATGTTCTCCCTCTTTAAAATGTGTTTTGTTGCTCTGAAAGTTCTTTTTTACGTTATCTGTTTCTGTTTCGTACACATCAGCCAACTGTGCGGTAGTGATAACTCTTTGTCCTTTCCACTCAATGACCGGCAATTCTTTTGTTCCAATATGTACTAATTCGTTCATTTGTCTCCTTTCCGGATTTTTTGCAATAAAAAATCCAACTACCGCTTGATAGTTGGAAAATACTGGTTGTCTCTATTTTGCTTTGTTGATACAATTAATGTACGGCGGCGGCCATCATGAAAGGAACTGTTATCATGAAAATCGTTAGTATACTTATCTCATTATTGGTATGGCGTGTTACCGGTTACGACTTCTTCATAATTCTAACCGTAACATCCATGACAATCGACCTATACAAAGGATTTAAAAAAGTACAAAAGAGATTAAATAAAATACTAAAGATGATGCGGAAAATAAAGCAATAATGTAACTCATTTCCTGCCGCCGTCGCATATTAATTGTATCAACTGATTTCCTGTGTTACAAACACATTTAATCTGCAAATTCCGACAAATTTCTCAACTATCAATATCTTGTTTTCTATTCTTCTGTTTTTGAGTTCCCAGTCTCTTCTACTGGATGATTTTTTGAAACACTTGCTGAACCCTCAACCATGCCAAGAACGTAGCCTTTCTGAAAGTCGTTCATTTTGGGAATCGCGTCTTTCAACTTTTCTACAACTTTCTTTTCCTGTTCGCTCATGTATTCACTTCCTTTCTCCCTGTGATATAATTTCCTTATTAAATAAGGAAAGGCGGTGATAATATGGATAATGGTTATTCTTAAACATTTGCTACATATGAGTTTGCAGATAAAGGAACATATGTATGTATGCAATGCGGTGGCGAAAATAAAAAGGGAATCGTCACTGTAAAGCAAGGCGAAATGCTACCAGAATGCAAAGAGTGCGGATATACTACATGGATTAAAATAATGCAGGATTTTTAAACACTCTTTCTTCCTCTGCGAGCGTTTGGTTCGTAACCGCCAAGTTATCATCAACCAGATGCTCAATGAGGAACGTTCTTTTTACCACTCTCGTTCCATCTTCACATACTTGTGAAATGTGCAGATACATCTTCCCATCCTTCTGGAATGGAATAACAAATATACTCTGTAAAAATTTCCACTTAACAAAATGCTTATTAAAAAATGCAACTGCATGAGCCTTGATTTTACTCACCGTATCACTCCTTTCTGCCGAACTTTTAATGTTGTTTTTGTTCGGTATGCGTATAATATATCACGCTTTCAGAACTATGTCAACATGTTTTTGTTTCGTTTGCGAACTTTTTCTATTTACAATTCTGTTTGCGTATGGTATAGTTCTATGTAGAAAGAGAGGTGAGATTATGAATGAGCGAATGAAAGAACTTCGCAAGGCTATGGGAAAAAGCCAAGAAGAATTTGGAAAGATTCTCGGAATAACCAAGTCTGGTGTCTCTGATATTGAATCAGGACGCAGAAACGTAACAGAACAACATATAATCATGTTACGAAATGAAAATGTCAATGAAGATTGGTTACGAACTGGAAACGGCGAAATGTTTATCCCAGAAACCAAAGACGAGCAGATTTCAAAGATGCTCGCAGACGTACTTAAATGTGAAGATTCAGATTTTAAAAAACGTTTGATCGTGGCGTTATCGAAAATGGATGATACCGGATGGAATGCATTGGAAAAATTCATTGATTCAATCACAAGTCAGAAGTAAAGAAAAGCCAAGGGCAATGCGCAAACCCTTGGCTTTCTTTTACTTTAATAGTTCTTTTATAAACGTTAAGATAGCTCTAAGCCACCTCTCATTATCGCAATGAGCGACCAATTCATAAATTTTTTCCTTGTAAAATTCGTTTACGTTTTCATTCTCAACCTCATTTTCCCCCATATTGATTTCCTCCAATCATTCCGCACTTCCGATAGCGATACACAAATTATAGAACTTATGTTCGATACCGTCAACCCCATTTGACAAATTGCTACAAATTACAAACTCGTTTGTAGTTGAGGGACAAGAAAACGCCTTATCCCGCCCCTCAGCCAGAACTTGAAGTGCCCTTATCGGACAATTTTATTTTACAAATTTTCCCGCAAACATTCAATTTCTTTCGGTCGCAAGTTTCGACAGTTAAATTTCTTATTGTCACAGAATGTCGATTGATTAGTTTAAATTTTGTTAAAAAATTAATTACTGGTTGAAAATTATGCATCTGCCAGTTATCTGTGATGAATTTTAAGTGCATAATTTTCCTTTCTGCCCGTAGGCTTGTTATTTAAAAGAGCCGGCTACACAACACATGGTCATGTAATCGGCTCTTAGACTTTTGATTTTATTATATTTCTACATAGGTTTTCTTTTGTGCCAAGTTGTCCGCTTTATTCGTAAAACAGAAGTTTAGGGAAATATCAAAAGCAAGACTGTGTTTATATGGCGGCGATAAAACCCTATGATTCTCTTAAGGTAACCATAAAATTTAATAAGCAATATATAGACACACCAATATGCTCTTTAACACCAAAGCAATTCGGATTCGAAATGTCTATATATGATGTCGAATACAATAACTATGGCATTATGTTTACTATTAAAAACAATTATGCAGAAGAACTTACATTTTCCGTTATTTGGCAAGCGTTCGGGAAAATACTATAGATTAGTACAATCCACTTAACACAACTTGTCTAAGTCCAGTACCAACATATAATGCGACATGTGTATTGTCTACATAGCAACATAAAACGCAATATTCAAAATTTTTCCAGGCGTTTGCCCAAACACCAAATGTTCTTTGATCCGTATTGCAATCTTTAAAAAAATCATACGCAATAATATTACTTGCTATTTCAGAATAATTCTCATCTCTAACTTGAAGTTGGAGAAATTTATATTTTGTTACATCGGCTATTTGATACTGTGTCCACGTAGCATTATTACTAAGAGAAGAAACGAGAACATCGTACTTGCCTTTAAAACTATTGCCTAAACTGCTGTTTAACGATGATATCGCCCCTGTACAAGTACCATTCCCAATCTTAGAAATGTCTGTCGTTCCAAGCATTTCATAGAGATACCGCACATTCTTGAACATCTGTGACACCTTTGCAAAAATTGAAGAGTGTTTTTCGCCGCTTGATAATTTTGATACAGTCGTCCACGCTGACGCTGATCCGTCTGCCACATCACTACTCGTAAAAGTTGCTGTATTCTCTGCTGTATCTCCACCGGTTGCCACTGCACCGACGTTTTCTGCTGTGAGTTCTACATTGCCCCTACGGAAAGAATCTTCATTTACACCTTTGATTCCGGTAACTGGAGTTCCGGCAAGCACATCCCATTTATCATCTGATGTTTTATAAATATTGGCACCTGCCGGAATTACATTCCCGGCTCCCTCTTTAAAATCATCCGTGGTTGTAAATTCGTCTGAAATATTGAACATCCACCCTGTGCTAACATCCGCAAGTGCCGGAAGATCTGCAAATGCAACTGTTCCGTGTGGCTGCAATCCACCTTTAAGTCCTTCTGATATGTCTTTTGCCTGCTGATAGTAATACTTGGCATTGTCAGAATCCTCGCCCTCTCTGCTTCCTGTACCACCAACAGCATAACTCTGTGCCTTGGTTGCACTTTCTTCTGCAGATTCCGCTTTACCGATGATCTCCGCAGCCTTTTGAGTTGCAATATCTGCTTTTTCGGCTGCTGTATCAGCTGACTGACTGGCGGACGATGCTTTCTCCGTGGCTGTGGCGGATGATTCACTGGCGGATGTCTCACTGACTTTTGCGTTGCTTTCGGATGCCGCTGCCGCCGTAGCTGACTTCGCTGCCGCTGTCTCGGACGCCTTGGCATTGTCCTCTGATTTTTTTGCAGCTGTTTCACTGGCTTTTGCGGCATTCTCACTTGCTTTGGCGTTGGCTTCGGACTTTGCCGCTGCCTGCTGGCTTGACTCTGCCTTTGCCACTTCCACTTTGATTTTCGCAAGATAGTTTGGCTCCAAGTGTTTTTCCTCGATGCTACCCTCTTTGACGATGGCAGACACTTTTCCATCCTTATCAATATAAAAAGCTACCGTATCAGAATCAAGGAACTCATACTGTGTAATCAGTGCCGACAGGTCTATGTACTGTTTCGTGCCATCAATCAGAGTCAGGATAATCTGCTGTGTGGTCGGGTTATAAACGAAGTTGATTGCGATTTTCTCCATCTGTGTATCAATCGTAATCTTAGAACCGTTCTTTTTTGTGATCGTAATGATTCCGGTCGATTCCTCAAAGGTCACGTCTGCAACAAGGGTAGCCACTTCTGTTTTCGTGGCTTTTGTGGTATCAAGAGTGATTACACGATCATCAATAACGCCAATAGCTGCGTCCATTTTGTTAAGATTGCTTTCATTAAGCGGTGTTTCATCACTCGGATAATTCTCCCAATTAATATCAATATGTGCTTTATTCATGATCCTCACTCTCCCTTTCCTTTGCAAGCTTCATCTGTTCCCGTTCTACTGTAACCTGTCGGTTTGCTTCTTCCTTGATCTGCTGCAGAATATCCTTAAACACCAGGTACTTAGCTTCGATTGGAACATCCTCGCACAAATTTACATAATTTATAATGTCGTTTTCAAATTCCCGGATTTTTGCATTTATCATAGATTTTCCACCTTTTCCTTTAACTGTTCTATCTCGTCATGCTGCAACTGCACTGTGGCAACCAGATCAGCAATCAGTTCCGTATATTTCAGTCCGTAATACTTTTTCCCATTGCTGTCTGAAAACGTTTTTGGACAAATATTCCACCCTTTTTCCGCTTTTTTCAAAACATCCTGTGCAATAAATCCATGATGGAACCCATCTTTTTCGAAATTATAACGATACGATTTTGCTCTTAAAGAATAAATAAACTCAGATGATTGCTTTTTGCTTAAATCTAAAATTGTGTTTTTTATTCTTTTGTCAGATCCATTAATTACTCCACCTCTGAATCCACCTACTCCGGTATCTCCGTCTAAATGGATCATCATGTGGTCATTATCGTTTGCGCCTTTATGCAATGAAACCTGATTATATTGAACCGTACATTTATGAACAGGACTTTCAAGCGTCCCTTCCACTGTTCGAAATCCATCCGTTCCCATCTGTACAAGTGTTCCACTGCGTTTAAATTCAATAAGGTTTTCTACAGACTCTTCCGCTTGAATATGCATATATCCCCCGGTCATTTCCATAGAACCTTTTAATTCAAGCAGTTTTGCTTTAATTTTGATGCCCTCGGCTGACTGGTTGATTTCTGAAATGACGCTGTCTTTTGATACTTTCAAGCTGATCTGCTTTGATGACTGCGTAATCGTACTGGACGCACTCGATGAAAGCTGCTTAAATTTCTTTATCAGAGTCCATTTGTATTTTCCACTGCTTATTCCACCATCTGGTTCGCAACCATAAAACTTTCCAGTATTCTGATCCAAAAAACTGTGTCCAGAATAATACGAAGATGCAGGGTATGTATCTTGTGGATTCCCGAAACCACAATGTGTAACGTCATAATCTTCGGTATCCCATACTGTTAAAGAAGCACTGACTTCTGACCGTATCTTAGTTGCGGTCACCTCTATCTCTCCGGACAAATCGCCCTCTGCTTCGCTTGCTCTCGTAACTTCCGCTGTAATCTTGTCCTCATTAATTTTAATAGCTGCTGCAAGTTCAACTTCCTGCCCCTGTGCTCTTTTTACTTCTGCTGTAATACTGCTCGCATTTTGCGTGATTCTCGATGATAAACCATCCGTTGTATTTTTAACTTCTGTGCGAATTTCGGTTGCGGTCTGCGTGATCTGTGACTGCAATCCCTTCTCAACATCAGTTATCGTGCTCTGTGTCTTTTCAATGGTTCGCTCCAACACATTGCTCTTGCCTTTGAGCTTTAAAATACTTTTCTGTATTCCGTTCGCCCCGTTTGTCCGGTACTCTTCCCCATCCGCTTCCAAATCATCACGCAAAGCCTGTATACCTTTCAGGGTTCTTTTCAGAATATAGGACTCAATCAGTTCATATCTGGTCGGCAGCCGCACTGCATCCCCGACCTCAAGACACGGATTTCCTTTGCAGTCCGCTGTAAACGGGCGGTAAACAATCCCTCTGATCTTGGAAAGGATATTTTTTGCAATGCCTTTCAGTTCTTTTGTGCCTTTGCCATATACAAGAAAATTATCCTCGATCACATAGGCATTGTCTCCGGTACCCACAATCACACCGATATCATTCTTCTGCTCCCGGATCTGTAACTTATTGATTGTTTTAACAAGAAAATCTTCATACTCAGCCGTTATATATAAATCCTTCCCGATACGGTTGCTTTTCGGATCTCTTGGATACAAATTATCCGCCGGATAAAGATCATTCCTTGGATATAATCCCTGTATCTCCTGTTCCAGATAAATATAATGAAACTTCCCGTCACGCCCCATGTGCCCCATACAGCCATTGAGCTCACAAATACAGGACAACACTTCCTTGCCGCTCATAGATTCGCCTATGGTGCTCGATTCCTCTGTATCAGAACTTGTCTCACTGGATGGCGTGACTGCAACTGTTTTTTCAATAGACATGCCGTCATTAACCAGTATAATGTCAGCCTGCTCAATCCCGAAGTGCTTAAAAAAGCTGTCCCGGAATTGCTTCATTGTGACCGGATCATAAACTGTAACAGTCGTAGTTTTTCCATCTTTATCTTTCTGCTGCTCTTTATGGGATGGAAAGACAGTGTTATACCATGCTGCCACATCTGCATTTAAAATGTCATAAAGGGCATCATATGCAACCACATCACGGCACGTTCTGTCTGCCGTGGGCGTATCAGAATCAACCTTATATCGTCCGAACTGGAACGGGATATCTGCATGTCCATCAAGGGACATTCTTACCGTCATCCATCTGCCCTTCATTGGCAAAAATGTATTTGACACCGTGAATTTAATCATGGCGGCTTCGCATGATCCAAACGTCAATTCCTGTTCCGAACACAAACTTTCTGTCAATTCGAATTTTTCTTGGTGTAGTTCTGTATTTGTGATATTGATTTTTCCGTCATCAGATACGATGGATAATTGCTTATCGACCGTATCTTTTTTGAACAAGTCGCCATATTTATAATTAACCACCATACACACCCCCTATGAAAGCAAGCTGAACTGAATTGTAACGAATTATTCCATCATATGTTCCGTATATCGTAGGCTGAAAATCTGCCATATAGCCGTACTGCGTCACATAATCGTCATATTCCGGGATATACGCTGTGATATAGCATGCTCTCCCTGTCGCATTTGTGAACTGGCTTCGAATATTGTTTAAAACCTCACTAAAAGTCTTATTTGTCAGCATTGCCCGTGTTTCAAACTCAACCTTTAATGCCTTTAACTCCACGGCATTTCTATGCAGATAGCCGTTGGCGTCTGTATAATCGTCCAAATCCTGCATGTTGACATATGGACTGTATGTTTCTGCTTTCATAAACGACATCGGCACTATGTAATTGCCAATCTTTAAAAGCCATCCGCTGTATGCCATATTTCCACCACCTAACTGTTTGGGTTTGCGGCTGTCTCAAATGACAGTCGGTAAAATTTGTACAAAATACCACCTACCACCAATTTGATAGATGTCACTTCTTTTTCTTGATCTATTTTGTAATTACTTCGATATTGGGCGATTTAATCACAATTTTCTCCGGTGTGTGAATTACTTCCGTGTTCCCATACGTAATCATGATCTCTAATTTGTTCATAAAATTTCTCCTAAATTTCATACTCCGGGTATGCTGCTTCCCAAACATTCCTATGGTAGGTATTTACCTCTCCATAATTTGCATCAAAAATCTTTTTCACGCCATATCCAAGTTCAATGCTCTTTTCTTTGAGTTTTCGCCAATTAAATGTTTTCCAGTCCACACCGTTCATTGCTGCAACACGCTTAATAGAATACCAGTCTTTGCTATAATCAAGTTCCTGCTGCAGCTTTTCATTCTCCTGTTCTGCAATCTGCCTGCGCTCTACTTCATCCGCATATGCCCGAAGTGCCGATGGAAAATCTTTCGGGACCTGTCCTCTCTCCATCTCATCAAACCGCTTTACATACCTTGCAGTAAATATGATTCCTTTTTCACCATTAAATTTGTTGGCGAGGAAATCACACCCCATTTTGGTGACTTTATAGCATTTATTTTCCTTGCCGCTTGCGTCTTTGTAGGTGGATGGAATAAAATAATCACTGACAACAATTTTGTTGTTAGTTAATATCTGTATAATTCCAACCTGTTTTGTGCTTCCATCTTGGTTTTTAGTTCCCTCTAATTTTCTTAAAATTTGCCAATGTTCCAGTTCCATCATTTCAGCAATTTCAAGTGTTGTTATCGTGTTCGTATTGTTTTCAAATCCAATTTCATCTTTAGTCATAAGAGCTGTGTATGCCATATTTTCTATCTCCTAAATTTCCGAGCCTTACATTTCGCAAGGCTCAACCTTTAAATTCACGTGCGTTAGGAACATACCCTAACAGGAGTCGCACGCTATATATTTAGTAAGATTGTAATTTCCCGTGACGAAATACTGGAATAGCCCCAAATTTTCTGGGCTAAGCGGACAGGTAAGTTATATCTGCAAATTGTTCTATTCTATTTTTGCAATCCCTATAAATATCCTTGTAGTGCATACCCATTGACATATCAATTCTAATAGTCTGCAAAATAATGCTTTCCACAAGGGTTAGATTATTGAGATCTGAAACTGTGATATTGTCGCGATTTCCACCAATTACTGATTTTGCCAACTTGGTATATGTCACATACAGTTTATCTGAATGCGTACTTCCTTGTTCTTTGGCATAGTCTACAAGAAGTTTAATCACATCAGTTTCTTTCAGCCGATTTTCTTTATTAGCAATTCTTGTTTCGCCCCATAGTTTCGATTGCTTTTCAAGAATAAATCTGCGCATTGCATAAAACTGTCGAACCAACTCTTTCTTAAACTTCACAACTATTTTTGAATTTCTCAAAAGAGTTATAACAAATGTTGCTTGTTCCTCATTCAAATAATAAACTCTTTCAGGCTGCCCCCTTTTCCCCGATTTTAAATCGGAGAAATCAATATTGCCAAAGTCTAAAATATCTTTCTCATATTTCCTGATAATAGCAACAACAGATTCATGTTGGTTATTTGTTCCATCTGCAATCACTTTGCTGTTTGTAAAAACATCGTTTCCTTTGAGTTCCACCAATTCATACATACTCTTTTCCACCTTTCTTTCGCTACTGTCATTTGACAGGCAGGTTTAAATTTCATTTTTTTATTTTTCTTATGCAGTTTGAAATAAATAAAAAGACCACCAAAGACTGAATTTCTTCAATCTCTGGCGGTCACGAATCCGCACCTATTCCTCATAGGCTTGCAGGACGTCCTAAATTCTTTAGGTCTTACCTGCGTGATTTTTAATTATTTTGTATTCTATACCATATGCCAAAATCTGTCAATCAAATTCCAACCTCTGCTGCATATTGGCATCGTCAATCTGTTCCTGCAAAAAATACGGCGTCTGATAGGCATTTATCACTTCCACTGCCTTGTCGCACTGGTTACGCTTGATGCTCTTGTAAGACCGAACACCAAAGTTGTATTTCAGATTGGCATACAGATTGTTGTAAACCTTTTGGCGCAATCCACGGTTGCTGTATGCGCTTGACTGTTTGCCGCCCATGATTGAAACGCCTTTCTTTCTGACAGCTTCCGTAATGCGGTCGGCTTCCACCGGAAGTATCGGCAAGTCCATCTTAAGGCTTTCCAAATCCGCCTTGATTTCGTCAACCTCTGCTTTCAGTTCCGTGTGCCCCTGTGCAAGCAATGCAATCTTCCCGTCCGTGGTTTGCGGCATCATGTATGTACCAGTCTTTCTGATGCTCGGTAAAACTTCATCAAATATCCATTTTTCCAATTTGTCAGCTTTATCTTTTATTTCTTTACTGTTACCCTGTTGACCAGCTTTAATAATCAATCGGTAAATATCTCCTTCCGGAATAAGAGGTTCTGCATATCCACCATTATTTTTAAAGCTATCCTCGACCAGGACACCCTTGCAATTATCCGAAACCGCCTTTCTTGGTCTTTTATACATAAGCATCGAAGCTATATCTACTCCAAAAAAGTATTCTTTTCCGTTTACTATAACCGTTCTCAAATCCCCTAAAATAGGATTGTTAAAAATCTGAATATCGTTCATCAGCAAATCCCCCATTTCTGCTTAAATGAAATAATTGTTTTCAAAATAAACTGCAAAAATTTTTCGTCCTGTATGCTCTGGATTTCCGTTA